CGTTCCAATACCTGCGCGGCCTGGCGCTTCTGCCGGGCTCGGGTGTTAACTCTGAAGACGATATCTCGACTGCCGCCGGCAACGAAACGATCCGGTTTGCCAACGGCTCGCGCATCGTCTTCGCCGCCCGTGAGCGCGGCGCTATTCGTGGATTCTCCAAGGTTGGCCTGCTGGTTCTCGATGAGGCGCAGATTCTCTCGGACGCGGCGCTTGGCGACTTGATGCCAACGATGAACCGGGCAGACAACCCGCAGCTGATTCTGATGGGCACTCCCCCGCGACCGCAGGACCCCGGCGAGGCGTTCACGCGGCTACGTAACGCGGCGCTTGAGGGTGCACGGGACCGGGCGTTCTATGTCGAGTTCTCGGCGGCACGGGGCGCCGACCCGCAGGACCGGCGGGCGTGGCGGGACGCTAACCCGTCGTATCCACAGCACACACCGGACGATGCAATTGCAGACCTGCAAGTCACGTTGCACCCTGACGACTTCCTGCGTGAGGCCCTGGGCATCTGGGACGACCTCGGCGCCGACTGGGTGATTCCGGCGGACGCCTGGCGCGACGCTATCGACTTGCGCGAGCGCGACCGTTCGCTGCCGGTGGCGTACGGCCTGGACGTTTCCCCGAACCGGTCGACCGCCGCTATCGCCGCCGCCTATCTGCTGGACGATGAGAAGTGGCGCGTGGAGGTCATCAAGACGAGCCTGGGCACCGATTGGCTGGTGCCGTGGCTGTCGTCGCCGGACCGTAAGGTTGCGCCGCTGGTGACGGTACTGGACACGGGCGGGCCGGCCGGTTCGCTGGTGCAGGACCTTGTTAGCGCGCGGGTGCGGCTGTTGAAGTCTGCCGCCGCCGACATGAAGGCGGCGTGCGGGCTGTTCTATGACGGCATCGTGTCCGGGGCGCTGACGCACTTGGACGACCCGGTGCTGACTGATGCGCTTGCGGGCGCGTCGCAGCGGCAGCTGCTCGATTCGTGGGCGTGGTCCCGTAAGGACTCCAACGCCGATATCACTCCGCTTGTGGCGGCAACGTTGGCCGTCTATGGCCTGTCCCGTTACCGGCGCCGTGCCGGTGGCTCAGTGACTACCCAAGAGAAGAGAGGCGGGGTGATGATCCTGTGACTAGCTTTGTCGCCGCTGACCTCAGCCTAACCGGGCTGTCGCGTGAGCATCAGGACATTCTGGACCGTCTGAATGCGCAGCTGACCTCCAAGTACGACCGCAACGATTTGCGGCGCCGCTACCGCGATCACCACATCGGTCTGAAGGACCTTGGTATCGCGATCCCGCCGGCGCTGCGCACCCTTGACACGGTGCTCGGCTGGCCGGCTAAGGCGGTCGAGACGCTGGCGCGGCGCACGGTCGTGGAGAACTTCACGGTGCCCGGTGGGGATGCCGGCTCGCTCGGTGTCACTGATCTGGTGGAGCAAAACCAGCTGGCGTCGGACTTGCCGCAGGCCATCTCGGACGCCTACACGTTCGCCACGTCGTTTGTGTCGGTGTCGCTGGGCAACACGAGTAACGGCGAGCCGCCGGTGTTGATCCTGCCCCGTTCGGCCATGTACGCAACCGGCCTTTGGGACCCGCGCAGGCGCGGCCTGTCCGCCGGTCTGTCGGTGGTGTCATCCGACGCGACCACAGGCGCGGCCTGCCTGATCCTGTATCTGCCAGACCAAGTGCTCACGCTGACCACCGAGGACGGTAAAAGCTGGCAGATTGAGAAATCGGACAACCCGCTCGGGTTCGTGACGATGTTCCCGTTGCCCTACAAGCCGTCGCTTGATCACCCGTTTGGCCGGTCGCGGATTTCCCGACCGGTGATGAGCCTCACCGACTCTGCCGTCCGTACCCTGGTGCGCGCGGAAGTGTCGGCCGAGTTCTACTCGGCACCGCAGCGGTGGGTCATGGGCGCCGATGAGGCAGCCTTCAAGGACAAGGACGGTAAGCCGATCCCGGCCTGGCAGGCGACGCTTGGCCGCGTGTGGGCACTCGGTCCGAACACCGAGGACAGCCTGGACGGCTCCCCGATTGTCCCGTCTGTCGGGCAGTTCACGCAACAGTCGATGGAGCCGCACATGGCACATCTTCGGCAGCTGGCGCAGTCGTTCGCCTCGGAAACGTCGTTGCCGATTTCGGCGCTTGGCATCGTGCAGGATAACCCGGCTTCGGCTGAGGCTATCTACGCCTCGGAGAAGGACCTCGTTATCGAGGCCGAATATGCCAACCTCGGCTTTGCGGGTCCGCTTCAGCGCGCCATGAAAGCAGCGCTGATGCTCACCGGCGTGCCAGCTGAAGAGGCCGGCAAGGTGCGGGCGTCGTTCCGCAACCCGGCGCACCCGACCGCAGCGGCGAACGCCGACGCGGCTATCAAGCTCATTGCCGCCGGCGTCGTACAACCCGACTCTGAGGTTGTTTACGACATGCTCAATTTCCCCGAGGCGCAGCGTGAAGTGCTGCGGGCCGAGGCCCGGCGTGCCCGGGCGAGCCTGGCGCTGAACTCGCTGCTGGCGCCGAAGGGGGCGGCTGATGGTCAATCAAGCGGAGATAGCACGGCTGCGCCGGCTGAATCAGCAAATCAGCCGGCAGTCGCGCAGTGACGTTACCCGGCTATGGGGCTCGCTGAATCCTCACGACGCCCCCGCTACTAGGGACGCACTGCTGCAATATCTGCCGGCGATCATCAACCGGTGGGCTGACGTTGCGGCCACCGTGTCATCTGACTGGTATATCGACCAGCGGGAGGCGCGGCGCGCCCGAGGCACGTTCGTCCCCACGCCGGCGGCCTCTTTGGCCGACGAGTTCATACAGAAGCGTATCCGCTTCGGCGTCTCAACCCTGTGGCAGGGCGAGCCGTCGCGGACGTTGGATTTCATGCGCGGCATTGCTGACCAGTACGCGCTGAATGCGGGCAGGCACACGATAGCCGACGCCGCCGAAGCTGATCCCGCCGCTGCACAGTGGCGCCGGGTCCTAGGCGGCTCGACTGAGTGTGACTTCTGCCAGGGGCTTGCCCGGCAAACCTTTACGCCCGGCAACTCAGACGAGGGGCGCAAGTTCCACCCTTACGACGGGTGCGTTGCGGTTCCTGTCTTCACGTAGGCACGGCGAAACGCCGTCCTTTTCCTGAAATAGGAGCAATTTTCATGGCTGATGAACCCACCACCGCAGGCGAGACCGAGGGCGCAACGCCCGAAACTGAGACCGTTGATTTCTGGAAGCAGAAGTCGCGGCTTTGGGAGAGTCGCGCCCGCGAGAACAGCGCCGCCGTAAAGCGCCTGGCCGAGCTCGAAGAGAGCTCCAAGGCGGAACTTCAGAAGGTCACCGAGCGAGCCGAGCAGGCCGAGCGGGAAGCCTCCGAACTGAAGTTCAGCAAGCTGCGCGGCGACATTGCCCTAGAGACGGGCATCCCCGCTGACTTCGTGGAGTTCTTGACCGGTGCGGACGAAACCGCGCTCCGGGCTCAAGCCGAAAAGCTCGCCTCCCGTCTGGGGGCAAAAGCCGATCCGGAGCCCGAGCCGGCCGCCGATGAAGGGCCTGCAAAGGCTGACCCGGTAACCGGCCCGTACGCCCCGCGAGAGGGATCAACGCCTACAGGCGACACTCTCGACTATGACGCCATCGCTAAGGCCGCACGCGGCCACTGATAGCGTCCCCTACTTCTAAGGACAAAGCCGACTATGGCTAATAGCTTCTTTACCGCCGATCAGGTTGCGAATGTCAGCCTGCGGCTGGCCGAGGACGACCAGTTCCTCTCGGCCCTGGTTGCCCGCGACATCGTGAACCCGATTCAGGGTGGCGGACTTGGCACTGCGGTGCAGCTGAAGGTCCCCAACGCCCTCGTCGCGCGCGACCGCGACATTGACGACAAGACCACGGCGCTGATTTACGACGAAATCAGCGAGAACGTCATCACCGTCACCGCCAACAAGGCTGCCTACAAGGGCATCCAGCTGTCCGACGGCGACATGAGCCTCCACCTGAAGGACTTCGCCGCGCAGGTGCTCGTCCCGCAGGTTGACGCCGTGGTCGACCGGGTTGAGAAGGAAGTTGCCGACAAGCTGACGGCAATTCCCGAGACCACGACCATTACGTGGGACCCGACCAAGCCGCTGCCCACGTTCACCGAGATTCGCAAGGAACTCCGCAAGCGCGGCGTCCCGTCCGAGGGCATTC